CGGCTCGAGGGGCTGGATCTGCTCAAGCTCGATGTCGAGGGCGCCGAGCTCTACGCGCTGAAGGGCGCATTGAGCACGCTGGAGCGAGAGCGCCCGGTCGTGGTGATCGAACAGAACTCGGCCTCGCAGCGGTTCAAGTTGCCCTGGTACGCCGCGGCCGAATGGCTGCAGCGGCTCGGGATGTACGAAGTCGCGCGGGTCGAGTTCGCGAGCGGAGAGTTTAACGTCGTCTTCGTCTGGAAGGAGCAGTGAGATGCCCAGTTGGAGGACAGGTCACCGCGAAGGCGTGACCACGATCACCGCGAGCACCAACGGCAATGCGACGATTGCGCACGGTCTGCGCAAGCTGCCGCGGTACGCGACAGCGAAGCTACAGGGCGACAGCGTTAACGGCATCGACGTGGAAAGCTTCGATGCTACCAATCTGACTGTTCGCGTCTACAACGCTTCTGGCGCTGACGTGACCAGCAGTACCTTTAGTTGCGCATGGGCGGTCTGGCAATGATCGAGCTCCTCGTAACGCTCGCAATCATCGGGCTAATCGCCTGGGTGCTCACGGCTCTGGTGCCGATGCCCCAGCAGATCAAGACCGTGATTATCGTCGTCGCCGTTCTGATCTGCCTGCTGATCGTGCTGCGCGCGTTCGGCGGCGTCGACCTGGCGATACCGAGGATCGAAGGCTGATGATCCCCTGGAAGGATCGGACTGCGCTCGATCGCTCGATCAAGCGGCGACAGATGCGCGAGGCAGAGCTGAACCGGGCGCGGAAAGCGAAGGAACGGCAGGATGGCAGGGCCAACGAACTTCGGCGAGCTGAAGGCGATCATCGCTCGGGAGATGGGCGAGGACGTGAACAACGACATCTCTGCCGAGATTGATCGCGCCGTTCTCGCGGCGATCGATTTCTACAGCGAGAACTCGATTTGGTTCCTGGAAGCCGTCAACACCGATGGTGAGACGGTTTCCGGCACGCCCAACTATGACCTGCCCGAAGAGCTCAATGCGATCGTGGAAGTCACGATCCCTGATTGGCCGCTGAGCGAGATCACTTTCGAGCGGCTGCGCGCGCTCAAGATCGGAGCGGTGAACGCAAAACCGCAGTTCTGGGCGAAATTCGACGAAGATCTGTGGTTCCACCCAACGCCGAATGCTGTCTACGACTACACCATCTATCACCGGGTCCGCCTGCCCGAACTCACCATTCCGACCTCGACGAACGCCTGGATCACGCACGGCTGGCGGCTGCTTCGCGCGCACGCCGAGTGGGATCTGTCGAAGCACGTCCTGCATTCGTCGCCGCAGCCTCCTGAGGCGTACTGGCAGACGACACAGGTCGAGTTGGCGAAGCTCGAGCAGCGGTCGCGCGGGCGCGGCAAGCACCGTGAACCGCAAGCGGCACAGGCGGCTGCCTGATGCCACTAATCTCCAACCTCGGCCAGCTTACCTCCCGGATCGCTCGTGAGATCGGCCGGCAGGACATGGACCTCGAGATCCGCGAGGCCATAGAGGCAGCGATCGAGGAATACAGCGACGAACCGCTCTGGTTTCTGGAGTTCGTGAGCACTGGCCTGGTCACCGTCGCAGGCACGGCAAGCTACGCGCTCGGCGTGAATCTGATCGAGATCGACGAAATCACCATCACCGATGGCGACGATCAGTATCCGCTCGATGAGATTGCATGGGAGCAGTACCGATGGCTCCAGACCGACGAGTCGGAGCAGCAGGGCCGCCCCTGCGAATACGCTAAGTTCGATGAGAAGATCTGGCTCTATCCGACGCCTGATCAGGCTTTCCCGTACACGATCTATGGCCGCGAGCGGCTGGCGGCGCTGGCCCTTCCGTCCGACACCAACGCTTGGATTACCTATGCCTGGCAGTTGCTGTATGCGCGTGTGTGCCAGCAGCTGGGCGAGCCGGGCCGAATCCAGCTGCACATGATCAATGAGCGGGAAGCCTTGAAGCGGCTCCTGCGCAAGAGCACGGCACGCATGACGAGCGGTCGCATCATGCCGCGGGCGGTCGCATGACCATTACCCCATTCCAGGATTGGGCTCCCGATCTGCCCACGATCGCCTCCCCGGGCGAATTGCTGGTCAACGGCATCCCCTTGGATACCGGCTACTACGGCCCTGCGCGGCAACTGGTCGAGCAGGCCGCAGACATGAACACGATCTCGGCCACTATCACCCGGGTGACCGGCGCCTACTATTGGGGCAAGACGCAGGCGGTTTTTGCGGGCACGCGCGATCTGACGGCAGGCGCAAAGCTGCTTGCGATCGCCAGCCCGTTCGGCACGATCTGGCACGACGTGTCCAGTACGAACTATGGGACCGGACCGCGCAACTGGCGTTTCACGGACTACAAGAACAAGCTGCTGGCCGTTTCTGGGTCAGAGACCGGCGCTCCAGTGCCGCAGATCTTCGATTCGGCCTCCGATATTGCAACGGTCAATTTCGCGGATGTTTCTACTGCACCGAAAGCAGCGGACATCATGACGGTGCGCGATCACATCGTCCTGATGAATACGCGCGACAATACTGATGGGCTGGTGCAGGAGCGCATTTGGTGGGGAAAGTCCGGCGATCCGACTGTGTGGCCTACACCTGGCACGCCCGAGGCGACCCAGGCGCAGAGCGGCCGGACTGAACTGCTGCGTGGAGGCGCGTTGGTCGCCGGAGCACCGTTCGTCGGCAGGCACGATGCGGTCGTGTTCGGCGAAAATCGCATGTGGGCGATGAACCAGCAGCCCCCGCCGATCGTCTTCCGCTTTGATCCGATCGAGGATATAGGCCTTCTATTCAGGCAATCACTGGTTGCGTGGGACGGTGTTTGCTGGTGGCTCTCCAATCGAGGGTTCATGCAGTACGATGGAGGCGCGCCGCAGAACATCGGCGCCGGCAAGGTCAACCAGTTCTTTTTCGACGACTTCGACACCATGCCAGCGAGCGGCGTCGTCGAGATCTATGGTGAGGTCTCGCCGCCGGATAGCCAGGTGTGCTGGACCTACAAGAGCGTCAACAGCCCGAACAACGAGCCGGATCATCAGATCTGGTATAACTGGGCGACGCAAAAATGGGGGCATAGCGATGTTGCCTCGCATGTGAGCTTTTCGGCTCCGATCGATACGAGTTTTACGCGCCGCGGAATCTGGTTCGTGGCGCCTAGCTTCAAGCTGGCCCGCATGACTGGTGCCACGCTGGAATTCCGCGCCGAGCCGGTTGAGGGCTTCGCGGAAGGCAGCGGCAGGATGTGGATCGAGCGCGCCCGGCCGGTCATCCCCGGTGCCGACGCGATCGAGCTTGAGATGCGCCTTCGCGAATTCCAAGGCTCGGATACCTACGGGACCGGCTTTCTTCCGATGGAGCGCGATGGCTGCGTTCCGGTGCGCAAGGCAGCGCGTTACTGGCGCTCCAAGGTCAAAGTCCCGGCCGGGCAGGAATGGACGAATGGTATTGGCGTGGAGTACCTGACCGCGCCCTACGGCGAGATGCGTGGCGGCGCTATCGGCCTGAGCTTCCGCGTTGATTCGGCTGGCAACCCGCGCGTTGATGCCGCCGGCAATCCGAGGGCTGTGCGGTGACGACGCGTCGGCCGCGACTTGGCGCCGATAGCCAAGAACTCGCGCTTGCAGGATTCGCCACGGTCGAATCATTGCGTATGCGCGTTGCCATGATCACGATCCAGAACAATCAGACGGTCCCGAACAACACGCCAACGACGGTACAGTTCGGCAATCCGCCTGAAGTCGTCTACGATACGATCAATATTGGTCAGGATCTCAGCATCAGCCGGATATGGAACGCGACCGCGCATGCGTGGGTAATCCCAGCCGAAGGCCGGTATGTATCGTTTTATGGGCAGGTAAGATATACGGAATCGCATGGCGCGGGCTATTTTAATCTCAATGTGCATCATAGTCGGCCAAGTTCTCCGCTATTCGGGAGAGATTATGGCTTTGATGTATTCTACTCGAATGCGGCAGGCGCAATTCCGTCTCTTACGTCAATCACGCCGATATTGGAGGCCGAGC